GTCAATGGTGGTGCTTGCTTCTGAACAATAGAACCACCAAACTTCATTAAATCCTTCATTGACCCCAGCAAAGACTTGAAGATTCTGATCTTTGTTAATGTCACTAAATATAAACCGGCGCAGGTCGCAATTAAGCGTTTGTACACGGCCATCATAGGCGTAGAACTTGTCTATACCCATCCAATACACAACACCAGAAGCTACTGCTACAGCATTGGGGCCGTAAACAGAGGTGTTATCAGCTAAAAGCTGTGTTCCCCACACAAAAGGTGGGCCAAGGTACTGCAAAGAATAAACGGCAGAATCAGTAAAAACAACCTGTTCTTGCCGAGATTGAACGACTGCAATAATCTCAGAACCGTGAGATAACTGAACGCTACCAGCCTGATTGGTAATGGCTGGATCCCAGATCAATACGTCTTCTTGATCTGACCAACGGATTAACATAGGATTAAGGACAGAGCTTCCATAGTCATCACAGCCAAAACAGAATACAAATCGTGATGTATCTGACACGGCAACTAAATTAACCACTGAAGGCACTTCTGCGTCTGCTCCAGGCAGACTTGATACCAGTACACCTCTGGTAGTTAGGCTTCCACTAGCGTCCCAATAATACAAACCACCGCCACGGGGATTGAACACAAGGTCTTCACCAAAGTTTTGCTGGCTCCAAATACGTAGGGCAGACGTACTTGTTAGGCCATTACCCCAAGTTCCTAGTCCCCATCCACCAGCACCCCAGCCAACCAAAGGAATTTGAACTGCTGGACCAACACTGATTTCGTATGCGGCCACAACAACAGCACCGCCGCCCGCAGCGGCAGCATCCGTAGCATTGGCCGTGGCCGTGGCTGTAAACGTGTATGTATTTGCAGTTAGAACAGTAATTTGATAATTGGCATTTAACACTGTTGCGGTGATGTTGCCGCCTAGTCCTACGGCACCACTAAAGGTTACAAAGTCATTTGTAGAAGCGCCGTGCGCTGTATCAGTTACCGTGATGGTAGCGGAGCCGTTTGTAGCTACAAAAGGATTGTTATTAATTGTGCTAGATGCTCGAATAGGCGTGATGTCGTTGTATGCGCCACCGTTTTCTAAATAAAACTTAAGATTTGTACCAAGACCAATGACGTTTCTGCCATCAAGTAATACCCAGTTCCAGAGTGATCTGCAAATACCTAAGAATGTATTGGTAGAAGTACGCACCCAGCCGCCAATGACTTCTGCGCCGCCCTGCCTGAAACGGATTTTGTCAGCCTCATACCAACCACCCTCGGTGGTGTAGCGAGTGTTTTCTTTATTTACACCCGGCTTAAATAAAATCTTTTGTAATGGCATCGGTTAATCCAATAAGGTGCACTCAGCCTTGCGGCGTTTTAACAGACCCGGCAGTACCTTACCGCCACCTTTAGTCCAGAGCATCAGTTGTTCTTTTGCCCCTTCCCAATCATTGGCATTGATTTTCCTCTTTAACGTAGATGTTTGCAAGCGTCCCGTGCCCAAATTGTAAGCAAAGTCCACGATGGCGTTGCACCTGCGTTCGTCCAGAATCAGACCGGGGCAGTTACGTAGAACACCGGGCAAGTACGTATGCTCAAGCTCAATCATTAAAAGCGCGTGAGCCTCTTCCTGACTCATTGGCGCATCTTCTAAAGTCACCTTACGCTTGTCTGCGTAGTAGGTAGACCCATAGCCAATCGTGGCTACGTTGGCAGGGCAAAGATACGGCTTGGAGCGAAAGCCCTCAAACCGTTTACACATCTCTGCGGCTAGTTCTAGGTTCATAGCCCGCGTTGTTTTAGAGTTCTATCAAGAAACCAATAGTTAATTGTCCCAGACAACAGGGCTGAGAAATCAGGTGTCATCATAGTTTTGAACACTTCTACGGCTGGCGCACCGGCAACCCATGCGTTCCATGCAAACCATACATGGATAAATGACCAGACAAACAGCACCCAGTAAGTTACGACTGGACGCACAGAAGCTGACAGACTAGCAACCCAACCGCCTGCGGCTTTGACCATCTCGGCCTGCTGAACGATGGCGTTGTTAAACGCATCCATTACGCCTACGTCAATAGCGGCTTCCCGCTGTGCGCCAATCTCGGCCAACTTCTGCTGACCGCGAAGCGTTTCTAACTCACACTGACGCGCAAACATATTGAGTTCGTGCTGGCGCTCATTCTTCCTGTCAAAGAACTTTAGAACTTCAGGTGCAAGGCGGAACAGCCCACCAAAGATAGAGCCAAGTAAACCACCAGATAAGATGTCAAACATTACACCATACTCCATGCAATCATGTACGTGCCAAAGATGACGAAGGCCGCTATACAGGCCGCCGCAATAAATGCTTCAGCCCAGTCTTTCATTATGCTAGCTCTGGTATTTTCTTCTTGACTTTGGCTGTTATGACTGCTGTCGATGTGTCTCGATCAATTGTCATGTAGCCTTGGCAAGTGATGTTGTAGTCTACCCCGTTAGCGTCTTTCTCGCTTTTGATGGGGACTGTGATGTCTAGGCTCTTGAACAGAAATTCTTTGCCATTTTCAAACACGCGCCAAACGTGATCCATCGTGCCGCGACCTGCTTGGCCTCTCGACTTGTTGAACCGAATTTGGTACGTGTTCATATAATTTCTGCGGCTGGCGGCATAGCGCAGGCTTGCGGTTGTTGAATCACGGTCAAGTTGAAATGCACAAACTTAATTGGAAGTTCTGCCGCGTGGCGTGTAAACGAATGAGACAACCATGAGTTAGCAAAGATCATCATGCCGGGTTTGGGCGTAAAGTTAATCATTTTGCTTGCGGGTGTGGCTGCGCTTATGTCTTGCTCTGGTAAATCAATCTGCACCTTGCCTGCACGGGGGTCGTGGAACACTACGTTGGAGCCGCCTTCTGGTGTCTTAAGAAAGTAAAAGCCTGTAATCTGTGAACCGTATCCATGAACGTGTGCGTCCATTGCAGAGTGCTTATAGTGCTCCTGTGTCCACATTTCTGTAAACGACACTGCTTTGTCCTGCATAGCGTAGCCCTGTTCGTTGAGAATGTTCCAAGCCGTAGCGCCAACAAACTCAGTAAACCCGGCCATGCGGAGATCACCAAAGTAACTTTGCGTCATGTACACGGGATAAATCTCGTCAAGGTTACGCTCTTTGCGTTGAACTTCTAAAGCTTCTTCAGAAACAGTATTAACCGCATCCAAGAAGTCAGGGCGCTCAATGATGTATATTGGGCAAGGGAAATGGTATGCAACTTGAAGCTGTGTTTGCAGAACAACTTGAGCCACTGACTCAGCGGCTTTACAGACTTCTTGTTTTTTTGTTACTTTGCTCATTCCGTAATCTCAACCCACTGCCAAGCAAAAAAATCAAACTTATACCGCTTACTAGGATCAGGATACGCTGAAGCTTCTCTCCAGTTATTCTCTGCTCCACACCAAAAAACATAAAGACCCGCATCTACTTTAGCTTGGTCAAGTATTGGACGTGGTATCGGGGGAACCATTTTGCAAATGGCTTCATCAAACGTCCAAGCTAACCAATTAGAAGCATACTCACGCTCACTAAAAGCCGTAATAACCGCCTGTTGCTTTGCGGTTTTTTCTTCGGTAGTCATGTTACGTACAAGCCATACGTCAGACCAAACGCCATTCACTTTTTCATAAACAGGCCTATCTTCGGCTAACAGTTCATACACGCCCAAAGCAGGCTCCGGGACACGCTCAAAAGGCTCCCAGTGTGCGGGGATAACGCCAAACGCTTGTAAAATATTATCTTCAAAAGCCGGGTGGTTTTTGATAGAGCCATTTTCAGTTTCAATGTACAAGTTCATTTATAAATCTCCTGTACAGGTTGATGGAAATGCGCGAGAACATCCGGGCCAGATAATGCGGACAGCACCCGTACCGGGAGTACCGTTATTTCCACCGCCCGTGGCAGAGAATGCTCCACCGCCGTAGGCACCGCCACTGCCGCCGTTATACCATACGCCACAACAGCCCATGCAACGATATACCGGCGGAGTACCATTTGCCCCACCTGATCCACCGCGACCATAAGTATTACTTTCGCAAGCACCTCCGCCAGCGCCATTTGCTCCTTGACCGAGAAGTCCTACCCCTCCCCCGCCTCCACCTTGGCCATAGCTTCCGTTCACATACGCAGAACCCCCACCTCCACCCCCGCTTCCGGCGCCCCCAGCACCCCTGCCATTATTTCCGCCATTCCCCGAGTAACCACCAGCGCCCCCACCGGAGCCACCACCACCATTTCCGCCGCCATCACCACTGTACGTCCCCCCATAGCTGTAACTTCCTGTGTTACCTGTTGCGCCGCCAAAACACGAAGGGTTACCAACGGCCACGTTATAACTATTGCCCGGAGTCACCGACACATTATTTTTATACCCCAAGCCTCCGCCCCCGCCGTAAGGTGAATAGCCTTTTCCAACAGCTACTATAGAAACTTTAGTAACCCCAGCAGGTGCAACCCATGTGTAACTACCACTATTACCTGTATATACTTGTTGTCCAACCACAATTACTGGGGTAGCTGAATTACTCGCTGCACTAGAAGCGCCTGTACCAGCACTATTTGTTGCTGTTACAGTAAACGTATATGCGGTATTAGTAGTCAATCCTGTAACAGTGATTGTTCCAGAACCCGCTTGACTTAATGTGCCTGTAATACCACTTGGCGAAGATGTCGCCGTATAGGACGTAATCGTTGCGCCACCATTACTTGCAGGAGCCGTGTATGTGACAGTTACTGTGGTTGCCCCAGCAGCTGTAGCCGTACCGATCGTTGGTGCTCCCGGAACGATTGCCGCTACAGAAGCTGTAGAGTTGGAATTAGCCGTAACGCCAGATGGTGCAATGGTATTGGTAGCTTTTACAACACAGCGGATTGTATTGCCAACGTCTGCTGCAACAAGGGTGTATGTGCTTGATGTTGCACCACTGATGTTTGTTGTGACCCGTTGCCATTGGTAGGTAAATGTAGGTGCTGGCGCACCTGTCCATGTACCGTTAGTTGTTGTAAGCGTAGAGCCAAACGAGGCTGTACCTGAGACTACCGGGGCCACAGCGTTGACTGGCGCAGAGCCATAGCTGTTCCCAACAGCAGCAAGTAGTATTCCACTCATGTTACGTTTCCTGTCACAACACAAACAGTACCAGAAATAAACAACACATTGCAAAGGCCTCGTGTTGCTAAAGAAATAGTTGCTACATCCGAATCAGTGCCGCCAATGTACGCGGTGGTAATTGACATAGTCAATGTGATTGCGCCTGATGTGTTGTTAAAAATAACAACCGCGTCACCAGCAGCAAAAGTAGCGTTAGGAACAACAATAGATCCGC